ACAACAAGAATATTTATAGTATATATACTTATAATAGTAATGGTATTGCTTGTAAACCTTGTATAAGCACTTCTAAGACACTTTCTTTTAAATTAGGTAGTATACCCTTATACTGTCTTATAACGTCTTAAACGTATTATCTTATTAACATTATAATTGTTAATAACTTTTTAACGAAAGTTTGTTAATTAAATAAATTTATGTACATTTGTACTAACAAAAACAAATAAATATTAAGAAATTGAAAAACGAATTTAGATTTTGTAACCGAATCATTTTTGGTATATATAAACTACAAAATATAAAGTCAGATAAATATTGGCTTTCTAATAAGTATAAGAAACTTTTTAAGTGGTTAAATAAAGATAGTATTTTTACTGAGTGTTACGAAGAAGATATGCGTAGAGAAGGTAACGATATAATTATAAAAACTACTTGGAAAGGCGAAGGTGAAGTACCAAAAGGAATAATTGAATTATAACAAAGTATAAACTAAAATTAAGAAAATGCAGAAATTATTTAAAGCTACAAATAAACAAGGAATTGTCGTTAGGGATAGAATGACAGAATCAGAATTTATGTCGTTTCTAAAATATAACACTAAAAGAAAATATACAATAGACTGTTATAGTGTAGAAAATTGGAAAGACAGATTAATTGAAGTAATGAAAACAATAACAATAATATTAACCTTTTTAGGAATAGGTGTACTTATTCTTGAATTTTTAGTACGTATATAATTATGGAATTTAAAAAAAGTTTTAAAGTAACAAACAATTTAGAAAAAATTATTAAAAGAATCCAAGAAAGGACTAGACATAATGATTGGGCTTCTAGGTCGTTTTTATTGGAACGAGTAGATGAAATAAAAAAAGTAATTAATATAATAAATAAATCCTTTAAAATTATGGAAGAAGATAAATGGATAAAAGCAACACACGGTCTTTATAATGACCCCAGAGATTGCTCAAATAACAAATCTTGTGTATTATGTAGTAATGAAGCAGAAGACTTTGATGACCACTGCGAAGAACACCAACCCTGTATAGTATGTAACGAAAGACAAGACTGCGACTGTAACGAAGTATCTAATTGTTGTGAAGCTACTTTAACTGAAGATAAAAGGTGTTCAAGATGTAAGGAACACGCAAGTTCAGTTTTAGAAGAATATACAGAAGACAATAATATTGAGTTAGAAAAGGTAAAAGAAATACATAGAAGTCTGTACGATATAGAATATATTAGAAAACAATTAATTGAAGATATAAAAAAGCTATAAATAATAAGGTGTGTATTGGTTGAGGTTATTGCTGTAATAAATCTAGAGTCCTTAAACACACTTAATAAGAGATAAAATCAGTTGCGATACCAAACTCTTGCCTTATTTTTTTAACAATTAACATATTAAGAAATTATAAAAAAGTTGTAAATTCACACAAATTAAATATTAACTTAAATAAAATTATTATGAAAGAAAGTAATGTAAGTTCAATTCAAGGTTCAGGAATGTTTAAAGAATTATACGTTTTTGAAGTTGAAATGCAAAACGGTGACGTTGGTAAAATATACCGTAAAACAGATGACCCTAAATGGAAAGAAGGTCAATTAATAAAGTACACTATAAACGATAAAGGTACTTTTAAAGAAGAAGGTGGTTATCAAGGTGGTAGTGGTTATAAGAAAAAAGACGATAACGTACAGAAAATGATAGTCAAGCAAAGTACCTTAAAGTGTGCAGTAGACTTTGTAATTGCGAAAAACGGCACAAGTGATGACGTAACAACACTTGCTACAAAATGGTTTGATTATATAATGGAAAAGGATTCTAATAAAACACCGTTTTAATATGAAAGGGAAAAAACTAGATATACCTGTAACTGAAAAGGCAACCGTAAAACAAATCTGCGACATAACAACGCAGGTTTGCGGTTTGCCTGAAAACAGTCTAAGGTTAAAAACAAGACAACAAAAGTATCAAATACCCAGAATGGTTGCGTCTAATATTGCTAGAGTAGAAAGAGAAATACACTACACTTCAATAGCAGACGTTTTAGATAGAGATAGAAGTTCTATATATCACTATGAAAAAAACCATAAAGTATTATACCAAACGTGGTCTGTTTATAGGGATATGTTTAATTCAGTATATAACGCTTATAACGAAAATAAGAAAACGCAATTATCAGAAAAAGAATTACGTAAGATACTAAATGATATTGGAATACAAAACAACCCAAAACCCAAAGTATTTATTAAAGTAAAAGTAGTAGATGTAATAGTAACTGTAAAATCTGATTATACAGATTTTTGTTATATTGTAGAACAAATTAAATTAGCACTTAAAGACTTTAATCACGAATTATATATAGAAGTAATATGAAGCATTTATTAAGTAGTACAGCATTTTTAATAGTCAATAAAGAATTAGCAAAATTAATAGGACTTAAAGAAACTGTATTACTTGCAGACCTTATATCAAAAGAAGACTACTTTTTTAAGAACGAGCAAATTACAGAAATTGTATCTACAGACAAAGGTTGGTTCTTTAATACTGAAAAGAATATAGAAAAAGATACTACATTAAGTCCTTATCAGATCAGAAAAGCTATTGAAAAACTAAAAAAGCTAGGTATTCTAGAAGTTAAACGAAAAGGAATACCTGCAAAGCAACACTTTAAAATAAATGAAGAACAAGTTGTTAAGTTTATTAACAACAAGACCTTGAAAAAATGCAGAACTATTAATAAGAATAAAGAAATAATAATAAATAATAATATTACTTTTAAAGAAGAAGTTTTTAGTTATGATTATCCAAAAGAAATGTTACAAGATTTTTACGATTATTGGACTGAACCTTCTAAGAGTGGTAAGTTGCGAAAAGATATGCAAAAGACTTGGTGTACAGAACGTAGACTAAAGACTTGGGCAAAACGAAGTAAACAATATGATAATAAAACTTCTAAAATAGATTCACAATTAAACGAATATTTAAAAGGGAAAGAATTATTATGAATAGCTTGAAACAAGACAGAAGTCTAGTACCATTTAAAAGCATAGTAAGTAACGAAGACTTAATAGAACTTAAAAATAATATTTATGATCTAATTGCAAGAACAGCAATAGAACTAGGACATAAAACAGACGGCAAGACTATGGCTGCTTTAAGTAAAATATTTACTAAAGATTTACAAACAGATAAAAGATTCAAGAACCTTTGTATACAAGACGTAGATAACGCACTACATTTAGGAGTTCGTGACGTTGAAGAAAAAGACCACCCCTTTTTAAATATTAGGTGGTTATACAAATGGTTATATAAGCACAAAAAAAGAATAGATGACGCAATATATAATGTAGAAACTTGCGGTGCAGACGAAACAAAAGAATTATATTATAGAAAACAAAAACTACTCAAATGAAAGTAGGTACTTTTTTTAGTGGAGTAGGTAGCCCAGAGCAAGCGTTAAAGAATTTGATAGAGGGGGGTGCAGAAATAAAAAATCAACCTTTAGAAGTTGAAATAGAGTTTGCCTGTGAAATAGATAAGTACGCAAGAGAAACATATTTAAAGAATTTCAAACCTAAATTATTTGCTACTGATATAACTACTTTAGATATGAAAGATTTACCTTATGTAGATTTATTGGTATTTGGTTTTCCTTGTCAAGCGTTTTCAATGGCTGGAAAAAGAAAAGGATTTGATGATACAAGAGGTACACTATTTTATGATGCTTTAAGATATTTAAGAGAGCATAGACCAAGATATTTTATTGCAGAAAATGTAAAAGGACTATTAAGTCACGATAAAGGTAAAACTTTTGGAATAATAATAGATTGCCTAGCAAAGACAACAAACTATCAAATGTCTTTAATGCCTTTTGACAATTTAGGTTATCATATACATTATAAAGTTTTGAATACTAAAAACTTTGGAATACCCCAAAACCGAGAGAGAATTTTTATAATAGGAATAAGAGATGATGAGGACAATAATTTTTATTTTCCAAAAGAAGTACCATTAGAATTAAAATTAAAAGATATTCTGCAAGACAACCCTAATTATATAATTCATAATTTATATGGTGGTTTTAATGAAGGTATAAGAATATTTAAAGATTATTGCCCAACACTAAGAACACCAAAAGGGGGTGGGCATATACCTATGGTATCAACAAATAAAATAAATAAAGTAGCTGAAAAATATTATTTGAAAGAAGAAACTGTAAAAAAACTTGAAGTTTATAATAAAAGAAATAAAGAAAAAGGTAATGGATTTCAAGCAAAATTTCATAACCCAGAAAAAGAAGATATGAGTTCATTAAAAATAGGTGGTGCAGGTGCAGACGATTTAATTATAACACACAACCTACAACAAAGGTCAGCAGAACGCCCTGCTATTAAAAAGAATAAAAACGCAGGGGGGTCTGGACATTTAAGTAAGTCAGACGGAACAGCATATTGTTTAGATAAAGCAAACACACAAGCTATAGAAAAAAGCAAAAGAATAAGAAGATTAACCCCAATAGAATGTGAAAGATTACAGGGTTTTCCAGATAACTTTACAGAAGGAGTAAGCGACACACAAAGATATAAACAAATGGGCAACACAATTACAGTAAACGTAATTGAAGCAATAATTAAAAATTTACTCAAATGATAGCTTGGGCAATATTAATAGGATTCGTACTTTGGCTTTTTAGTAAGTTTAGAGATTACGAATACGTAGACAAATAACATTATGGAATTTTATATAGTATGGGTATTATTAATCGTGGTATGTATTTTAGAAGCAATAACTTCTGAGGTATATCCACCAAACTTTAAAAATTATGAAGATAAAAAACGAGGTAAAAAGAATACTGGAAAACGTATATCATAATAGAGATGACGACTACAGACTTATAGCAAATATATGGTCTAAAGAAATGCAAGAAAAGAATATAGATTTGACTACTATAAATGCGTATCAATTTCTAAAAATATTTGCAGAAGGTAAATTAACAAATCCTGAAAGTATAAGACGAATGAGAGCAAAACTACAAGAAGAACACGAACATTTGCGAGGTAAAAAATACTACGAAAGAAACGGTAGGATTCAGAATCAATGGAAAAAAGAACTAGGATATGAAACTAAATAAAGAATTTTTAAACAAGGTAGTAGATTTATTAGAAGTAATGAAATCAGAACTACAAGCTAAAGAACATAAATGTAATGAAGGAAAAATGTTAATTAGAATAGGACACAGAATATCAGCAGTTCAAAAGGTTAAACATTACATTAAGCAAAGAATTAAAGGAGAGGATATTCCTGAAATAACAGGGAAAGGGAATAGTAATCCAATATTGTATTATAAAAGAAAATAAATGGGGAATAAAATAAAACCTATTAGCAAGTTAAAAAAAGAACTTGATAAATGGTTTAGCCTTTATATTAGATTAAGAAAAGCAACACCAACAGGAATAACTGAGTGTTATACTTGCGGTAAATTAGATCACTACAAAAAACTACAATGCGGTCACTTTCAAAGCAGACGTAAACACAACACACGTTGGAACGAACAAAATTGTCAAGTACAATGCGTCAAGTGTAATATGTACGAACAAGGCGAACAGTTTAAATTCGGAAATAAACTAAACAAAGAATATGGTGCAGGAACTTCACACGAATTACAATTTATAGCAAATCAAAGATTCAAATTTACACGTGTAGAATACGAAGAAAACATACGTTATTACAAAGCGATTGTTAATAACTTAAAAAAAGACTTAGGAATAGAATAAAAAAATTCTAATAAATTAGTCAAATGAAGAAGTTTGATTATGTAAGTTTAGAACACAAAACTATACTAAGAGAATATTTAAACTTCGTACTTCAATTAATAGAAGACTTATCAAGCGATATTAGATTTCAAAACTACAAAGACGTACTAGATATTGTAATTGAATATCACAACAATTATCGTAAAGGAACTACGAAAGGTAACTTCTACGACTTTATGATGATACTGCCTTTGCAAGTATCTGTTATGACAAATGGGTATTTAGCAGGACTAGAAACAAAAAGAAATAGAGGTAAACTACGAGGGTATCAATACTTGATAAACGAAAAGACACAAAGACTAATAGAGAAAATAGAATATATACAGATACAAAGTGAATAAGATTTATAAAATAATTGCAGGTCTAAGAAAGAAGTTTTACGAAATGTCTTTTGGTATATGTAAAGACAAGAACGAAATAGACAACGCAGTTCAGGAACTTATGCTTTATTTTTTACAAATGAATAAACAGACTTTAAAAGATATATACCAGAAAGACGGAAAAAAAGGTCTTATTAAATATGGTGCAGTTGTATTACGTAGGTCTTTAACAAGTGTGCGAAGCCCTTTTTATTATAAATACAATAAATACTATACAAGAATAAACAGTCTTTATAGTTCTAACTCAACAATAGATAACAAGTCAATACAAAAATACAAACTAGAAAACATACCGCAAGAAACAGTAAAACAAAACTATAAGAAATTGGAACTAATAGACAAAGAACTTGATAAAATGTATTGGTACGATAGGGAATTATTTAAACTGTATTATCAAGGCAACACTTTAGATAGTCTAGCAGAAAAGACAGGTATAAGTCGCAATAGTGTATTTACTACAATAGACAAAGTACGTAAAGAATTAAAAAAGATATTGAATGAATAGATTTTTTGTAGATAATAAAACATATAAAGAACGACTTAAAATCTGTAAGTCTTGCGAACACTATTTTAAACTGACAGGAAATTGTAAAGTATGCGGTTGTTTTATGCGAGTGAAGGCAAGTATATCAGTTATGGAATGTCCTAAGCATTTTTGGTTAAAGACAGAACAAACAGAATCACCAAAAGAAATACCTAAACATTTAAAAAAAGAACTTAAAGAAATATACCCTAAAATACAAAACGGAAAAGCAGACAGTATTGAAACGAAAACGAAAGTAATAGAACTATACAATACTTTATACAACACAAATTATAGAACTACTACAAATTGTTCAAGTTGTTTAAATACAGTATTTAAAGGTTTAACACAATTATACGAAAAACTATGACTTCATATTTATCATTTATTAAAAGAGCAAACATAGACCCCAACGAAAGGTGGTTTATTAAATTAGATAACAAAGGATTAATACGAGAGGTAAAACAAGTCTTTGACCCTGAAGACTACAAAACTAAAAAAGATAGAAGGGAGTTATTAAATAAAGAAGAACTAATAGAAAAGCTAGAAAATGATTTACAAATGCGACAAATGTCAAAAGACCAAACAGATTGTAAAAGCAACACTTAAAGAAGTAGAAGGTAAGATAGTTACAATAGAGGCGTTGTGTTGTAATGAATATATGAAAGTACAAGTACCTAAAGGTCAGGGTATGCCTACGATAATTAGAAACGAGTCTACTTACGAAGACGATATAATAAGGACTAAGGCAAAGCAAAAAGAAGCGAGATTAAAAAAAGACGGTTACGATAAAAACGAATGGCGTGGATAATATAGACAGATCAATAGCAAAGCTAATAATAGCAGACGCAGAACACGTAGACAAAGAAGGATATGTAAATAATGTATTATTTGATTACATAGAAGAACTTGCACAACAGTATGCCTTATATACTTTTAGAATGTATAGAGATATTAATATACCTGTTTCAGAAATGATGACTTTTAAACAATGGTATTTAGAACGTGAAAGATATGGTAAGGAGTGATAAACAGAATAGGTATTATTGGAAATGTATTGTCTTGCCTTTGGGGTTAGAGTTGGGTTATCATAAATACGAAATGCACGAAGTTTTGAAGCATACCTTCATAGCAGATAAAAGCAAAGAACTAGACACAAAAGATTTTCAAAGATATTGCGAAGAAATAAGGATATGGGCTTTAACAGAACTAGGTATAAGATTAATGTTACCAAATGAATATAAATAATTTCTATTATATAATATAGAATTGATTAATCAATCTTTTTCAATTATGGATAAACGAATAAATAACGGTGGTGCTAGAAAAGGTGCAGGACGTAAAAGCAAATCAGAAGAACAAAAACTAATAGAAAATCTAACGCCTATGAACGAAAAGGCACTAAAGTCTTTAGAAGAAGGATTAGACAAAAAAGAACAATGGGCGGTTAAATTATTCTTTGAATATTTTTATGGTAAACCACAACAAAGAGTAGACGTTACAACAAATGACGAAAATATTAATATGCCTTTAATAAACTTTGTAGATTCTGAAACTGAACAATAAATATCAAGCGTTATTTTCAAGCGAGTGTAGATACTTTATAATAACAGGGGGTCGTGGTTCAGGAAAATCTTTTGCAGTAACAGTATTTCTGACCTTACTAACTATGTCTGAAAATATACGTATACTATTTACAAGATATACTATGGTATCAGCACACCTATCAATAATACCTGAGTTCTTGGAGAAAATAAGTCTATTAGGTTTTGAAAATATATTTAGTATAAACAAAGCAGAGGTAGTAAACTTAGGAAATAAAAGCGACATACTATTTCGTGGTATAAAGACTTCAGCAGGTAACCAAACTGCTAGTCTAAAATCTTTACAGGGAATATCTACTTGGGTACTAGACGAAGCAGAAGAACTTATAGACGAAGACATATTTGATACTATTGATTTGAGTATTAGAGAAAAAGATATACAAAACAGGATCATACTTATATTGAACCCTGTAACCAAAGAACACTGGATATATAATAGGTTCTTTCAAAACAAAGGTGTACAAGCAGGTTTTAACGGTATTAAAGACAACGTATGTTATATACATACTACATACTTAGACAATAAAGAAAACCTATCTACAAGTTTCTTAGAACGTATAGAATCTATAAAGAATATTAACTTTAAAAAATACACGCACAAAATATTAGGGGGTTGGTTAGACAAAGCAGAAGGTGTAGTATTTGATAATTGGTCTATTGGTGAATTTAACCCTGACAACCTACAGACAAGTTGCGGTATGGATTTTGGATTCAGCGTAGACCCTGACAGTCTAGTAGAAGTAGCAATAGATAAAAAGAAAAATAAGATATACTTAAAAGAACATATATATAAGAACGGTTTAAAATCACACGAACTAGCAAAACTAATATTAGAGAAAGTAAGCAATAAACTAATTATAGCAGATAGTGCAGAACCAAGACTTATAGAAGACTTAAAACATTTAGGGGTTAATATAAGACCTGTAAAAAAAGGCACAATAGAAAGTGGGGTTACACGTATGCAGGACTACGAACTTATTATTACACCTGATTGTGTAAATATAGCGAAAGAATTAAATAACTATGCTTATGCAGACAAAGGGTCTAAGTTATATGTAGACGATTATAACCACGCTATTGACGCAGTAAGATATAACGTAATATATCATTTAGACAACGTTAATTATGGTAAGTATTTCGTACAATAGAAAAGCCGTAACAAAGTACGGCTAGTCTATATAGGACACGCTGTTGATTCAGCTTTTACCCTAGCCTCCCAAGTATAATATACAAGTGGC